ATTGTATGGATTATTAAATATGAATGCCGTTACGGGAGAGGGTGAATCTACTGTTCTAAAAGATTTACCAGTTTTATGGCGAGTTACAGGAACAAATTTTAGACCTGTTAATGAAGTTGTAAAAAGTATAAAAAACCGTAATAAACTAATTCAAAACGTCAATCTTCTTTTAGGTACTAAAAGAAAAAAGACTGGTAATAATGTTTATTATATATCTGACATTGGTATAGACGATGCAGAGGTAGAATTTACCAAAGATAACTTTGAGACAATGCAAATGTTTAGTCAAATCATAAAAGATGAAAATATTGAAGTCATTGAATCTTGGAAATCAGCTCAAGGTAATTCTGAGGGTGGTGAAAACCCAGAAACAATTTCGGGTACTTCTGAAGTAGTTGAAGCTGTTGATACGGCCCCTAAAACTGAGGAAACTCCCGAACAAGTTTTGGCAACTTAATGTCTGCGATACTTTCAAAAGTACAGATGTTCTTGGCAGAGGCTAACAAAGCCTCTGTCGAGGTATCGGACGAGTTGATTGAAGAATTTGGGGAAGCGTGTAAGGAAGCTTTTAAAAAACAATTTACTGATAAAAGAAAAAAAGAATTTTCTTATAGAATGTCTAATATAGGAAGACCTTTATGCCAATTACAAATGGAAAAAAATGGCGTTGAGGGAGAAGTATTACCTTATAATTTTAAAATGAGAAATTTATTCGGTGACTTAATAGAGGCAGCAGCAGTAATAATAATGAAATCTTCGGGTATTGAAATTAAAGATATCCAAAAAAAAGTAAAAATTAAAGACAATGGGGATGAGATACATGGCACAATGGACGCAAAAATTGGGGGAAAAATATGGGATATTAAATCTGCATCACCATATGCCTTTGAAAATAAATTTGGAGACAATGGGGGCTTTGATGAAATTGCTAAAAATGATAACTTTGGTTATGTTATTCAAGGTTATTTGTATGATGAAGCGGATAACACTCCGTTTGGCGGTTGGGTTGTTATCAATAAATCAACGGGTGAATGGTGTATTACAGAAACTCCTCTTGAAGATGGGGAGCACAAAGAAAAAGCCCTAACAGTAGCAAAAAATAACATCAAACAATTAAAGGAAAATAAACCCTTTAAAAGATGTTTTGTTGACGAAGAGGAATTTTTCTACAAGAAACCCACCGGTAATAGGGTATTAAGTTTCGCCTGTTCATTTTGTCCCTATAAGAAACCATGTTGGGGTGATAATTTAAAGTATTTACCACAACAGCAATCAAAAGGTAAAAATCCAAAATGGTTATGGTACACTGAAATAAATAATCCCAGAGTAGATGAAAGTTAAAAGTGGAAAGGCAAAAGGAAGAAGACTTCAAAATTGGGTTCGTAGTGAACTATTATCCGGATTCAAAACTTTAACGGATAATGATATTTCCTGTGCCATTATGGGCGAGAGTGGTGCAGACATTAAGCTATCAAATGTAGCCCGAATGCTTATCCCCTACTGTATAGAATGTAAAAACAAAGAATCGTTTAAGGGTATTTATGACATTATTAAACAAGCAAATGAAAATTCAAAAACACAGCAAATACCTCTTGGAATTATAAAAATGAATAAAGTTGAGCCATTGGCTATAGTAGGAGCAAAACATTTTTTTGATTTAATAAGAAAATGAAAAAAGATAAAGAAAAAAAAGTAGACTTTAATAAAGCTATTATGATATATATTTCCCCAACAGATACAGGCTTTGCGTGTGGTGTATCTAATGAGCCAATTGATTCAGAACAAATGGGAATATTAATGACACTCGCACGTGGAATGATGAGACTTGCTTTACAAAATCCAGATTTCGTTTTTGATGAGGGAATAAAAGATATATATGATAATTCTAAAGAACCCAGAAAAAGTGATGAAGTTGATTTCAGTAAGTTTTTAGAACAAAGAAAAAATAAATTAAATTAATTTATGGATTATAAAGATTATAAACTAAGAGGAAAAGTTCATATGCCATTTAGTCCTATGATAATGGAATTTGCAATACCCAAACCGTACATAGATATGTTAAACATATATGCAGATAAAATATCCAAGAGTGATAAAAAATCTAAGCAACTGGATTGGTCAGATAATTTGGTTGGAAATGTCAAGCAGGAGCATAAAATTGAACAACATATTTGGCAAACAAAGCCTCACGAAAACTTACCAAGCCTTTTTAATTGGATAGGAATTTGTGCTAACACTTATATCAAAACAAAATTAAATGACGGGGATAAACTTGATAGAGAAAAATCTAAAAAGGGAATTAAGAAGGTATTATTACATAACAGTTGGATTGTTAACTCTATAGCAGGAGATTTTAATCCTCCGCATATGCATTTTGGAATGATGTCTGCGGCAGGGTGGCTTAAAATGCCAGAGTCTATAGAGAATAATACAGAGCGTGAACAGGCAGGATGGATAGAATTTCTACATGGAACTCCTCAATTATTTGTTGATTTTAAATATCCTGTTAAACCACACGTAGGACAAATATTTTTATTTCCAGCATGGTTAATGCATGAAGTATTTCCTTTTAGGGGAAAGGGTTTACGAAGAACAATATCATTTAATCTAAGTGTAGAATTTTAATATGAAAAGTAATTTATTTTTAGAAAAAGCAAATGAACTTGTAGAAGGTGAGCGTAATAGAGATTATGGTGATAAAGTTATCAACCATACAAATATTGCAAAACTTTGGTCGGCATATACCGATACAGACATTGATGCACATGATGTAGCAATAATGATGGCCCTATTAAAAATAGCCAGAACTAAATTAGGAAAAGTCAGCGAAGATAGCTATATTGATATGGCGGCCTATTGTGCAATAGCCGGAGAAATAAAATCAAGAAAGACATGAGATGGTGAAACTCATTAATATAAATTTGCCAAAAACTTATTTTTTACAATATAATAAATCAAGGAGGAACACATGAACTATATTATATCAAAAGAAAACTTACAGAGTTTATTAAATTATCTTGGGACTAGACCGTACTCAGAAGTAGCTAAACTAGTTGGAACACTAGTTACACTACAGCCCGCACCTGCTGACTCAAAAAATAAAAATGAATCAGCGAAAAAAGCCCAATAAAAAAAGGAAGCAAAATCTTGCTCCCCTTTTTAAAACTTGTGTGTCTGTTAATAATCATGGTCAATTAATTACGGACCACGAATGGGTTGACCCTAAGAAACTTGTCGAAGCTTTAGATACCATTGCGTATAAGCACGTATTAGCATCTGTTGTAAGACATTGTATGTCTGACTCAATTAATTTTGATAAAAAATTAAATAGTCTATTGAAGACTTTTTAATCCTAAAAATTTATCTAGAATTAACTCAATTTCTTCTTCGTTAGCCTCGTCAATTACTTTATATGCCTCGTCCCAATTTCTAGAATTTTCATTATCAAGACCTGCGTTCCACCTTCCACCAAGAGAATACTTTGGACTATCGGGAGGAACAAGAGTTTCATCTGATGTTACAGGTGCAACTACATTACTTATATATTCCCCTCCTTTTAAACCGGGAAAGACAGTTTGTGAAGATAACAAATCTTCAGTTTGTTCGTTAACATTTAATTTATCTTTATTTGTAATTTCTGACATTATACATTATATAATTTATTATTGTTTGTTAATGGGTTTGCCGCAACTCCTTGAGGGGTTACGTCCGTTCCTTGGGGGTTTACACCCGTTTTATTTCCACCATTCTGAGTATTAATAGGTTGCGTAGGAGCAACATATTGTTGGCCCAATATTGGCATATCTTTTGCCATCATATTTTGAGTTAAAGGTTTGTCAACCCCAACACTTTGTCCCGATATTGCAGCGTATTGTTCCATTAATTGTCTGAAGTCTAAATCCCTCATAGCCGATACTAAATCAGAAACCATTTGTGGACGAGTTACTCCGCCTTCCATCCCCATTTCCGGTGTGGTGTTTAGGGGGTTTTGCATCAATTGCCTTTTCATGTCTTTTGTTGCTGTTATGGCCATATTATTTTCCTTTAATTTTCAGCTTCTGCTACTATATTTTTTGAGTTTTCATAAGAAGCTGTTTCGGATTCAGTTACCGGATAGTTAAGTCTAACTTTATTCTCATAGTCGATGATATTCTTTTCTGCCTTAGTTACATAAACATTTTCTACCCCCACCGATGTACTAAGAAAATCATAAATGTTTATCCCCATTTTATTCCATAGGTTTTGAAAGATGTTTGTTGTCTCATCGGCAATTTTTTTTATCTTTTTTTTCTCTGTATCATCTTCAAAAGTAGGTTCAAGTGATGGTGGAACAGAAAAAGTTATTAAAGGGTCTGCATATGATTTATCTAATAGAGGTCTGTTTATTCTCCTACTTATATTCGTATCTATTCCTTGTAAACCTTTTGTTTGAGATTTTTTTATAGCAGATTCTTTTGCCATTAATGCTCTTTTGGCTTTTCTTTCGGCATCAACGTCTACAAATTTTTTCTTTACTATTGGTGGTCTAGAACGTCCTGCATCGCTTTTAGGTGTTACAGCTTTTACCTCTTTAGGTTTAGTCTTAACTATGTTTTTACGTATTGCCTTTTCTCTAGCAGTATCACCACTAGCCTGTTTGCCACCGCCATAATGCTGTGCCGATTTACCAAATCTACCTCTTTCGGCCATTTTTACTCTCCTTTAAAATTCATAAACTAGTTTAGCATTTGCTACCCATTTCTCAGCATTTTCTGTAAGGTTAACACCTGCTTCATATTTAAGGGATTCACTAATTTTCCCCGTTTTATTAAGAGAAGCTTTCAAGTTCTCATCATCTTCTGTAAGGTCAAGACTTAATTTATATGCAAAGCCTTTACCAATTTCCCCCGTTTTTTCAAGATTAGCTGCCCAGTCCTTTTTAGTTTCTGTAAGTTCAAGAGATGCTGTATATGTATCCCACGCTTTCTCAATATTAGCTGATTTATCTAAAAGGCCCCAACGGCTAAGTTGGTACAAATTTCCCCATCCAATAGTATCATCTATTTCTTCGCCTAATTTTATTGTTTTAGATAAAGTTTTATTATCTAAGTATTTGGGGTCTATGTCGTCTATACCAAGACTACTTAAAATAGCCTTAACAGTATCTTCTTTGTTTTCTTTTAAATTAACATCTTTTTTTGGCGAAGTAATAGGAGGCGGATGTCTTTCAAGTAAAGAAGGTGATTTATATGGTTTAGTAGCAGTTGCTTTTTCCCCCATATCCGGTTTAGGCTTTGGTTTAAGTACAAGAGGTTTAACCTTAACTATGTTTTTACGTATCCTCTCTTCTCTAGCACTATCGCCACTACCTTTGCCGCTTTCACTTTTACCTTGGAATCCTTTGGGTCCACCATAATCAGGCATTTTTACTCTCCTTAGTTAGCTAATGGATTACTAGACTTTGCTTTAATTTCGTCAATAAGAACATCTTGTAATTGATTTTCTTTTGCAACAATTGCAACTTTCTGTCCTAAGTCTGCAACCGAAGCTTCTAATTGTTTAATGGAATCATTAATAGGTTTAAGATTAACTTTCCTATTTTTTAATTCTGTTATGTCTTCTTTAATAGGTACTAAATCAACTGTTACAATTTTACCATCTACAGTTTCAATTCTATCTATTAAGTCAACTTCAAGACTTGCAATTTTATCATTGACTGGCCCTAAATCAACTGTTTGATTTATTACCGGTTTTCTTTTATCAAGCTCTATAAGTTTTGCTTGGATTTTACCCCATTGTACAAAGCCTGCGCCAATGGCCCCGACAACACCTATTAAGGCTGCAATAGAACTGAGCTTTGTAACTAAATTATTCATTTCGTAATGCCTCCAATTCAATTATTAATTTTTGTTTTTTTCTAGTTATTTCTTCTAGTTTTTTTCTATGAACCTCTACAGGGTCATTTTCTATATAACTTGCAAGGGTTATTTTTGTATAAATATCTTTGCTATAAGCGCTTAAATCTAGTTGATTATATAATCCTAGATTTACATCCTCATATATTTTTTTAGGTTTATAAAAACTAGTTCTAAGA